AAACTTAATGCTTTGAATATGTGGAATAAATTAATACTATTACTCACTGCTTGCATCTCTGCTTAATCCGGCAAAACGAAAAGTAAGTGCGTTGTAAAACGAAAAGTGATATTTTGATACAAAACGAAAAGTAACAATTCTCAACACGCACACAATAGTAAAAAGGTAGCAAATTCTTGCAAGACTTGGATAATTCTGCAAGATTTTGCCACCTTTTAGATTATACGTTGAGTTCAAACTTTACATCTTCATTACCGTTAAGAAGTTCTTTTGTACGCTCTATATTATTCTTATAAATGTGAACATTAGCAAGATTGAGCGTTATAGACTTTAAAGGGAGTCCTATTTGCCTTGACATTAAGTAAAGATGATAAATGTCTGCTGGAAGACCTAAATTAGCATCAGAACTTCGCTGAAAGGCTGATATTACAAGTTCACCTTCATCTATTTGGAACTGTACAAGGCTAAGACATGGTGCTTGATTAGTTTCTGCACCAGTCTTGCCTAAGAACAATACATAATTTTTGCTGCTACGCTTTTCACGATTTATCTTCTCTATTAGTGGAGGCAATTTCTCCAGATATGTAGGATAACTATTGACAAGGATTGAACCACAATAATCCCACCAAGCAATACCTGCCTTACGATACTTTTCAATCTGCCTTTCACCTTTCATGAACAGTTGTAGTTCATCCTTTAGCTTCCTACGTGCTATACTGTGAGTTTCGAAGATGTCGAGTAAGTCTGAAGGAGTAAGTGTTAGCTGTTCGTTCAACAGATACCTAATTTCCCCTTTCTTGTTACACTGTTGCTTTCCTGTATGAATGATTCTGTCTAAAATCTTGTAGTATTTATTCATCGTTTTATCAGCATTTGAATAGTATTTAACCAGCATTCTTATACAGCATCATATCTGTATAGGTTGAGTTATAATTCATACGAGCATTGAATTCCACCTTAGTACACTTCTCAAATGGATTACCGATATACTTATTTCGACCTATCCAGTCACAGAGTTCAAGTATAGACGACTTATTGCTTGTGAAGTAAACAAATGAATGTCCAGCAAGAACTGACAGTACATCGAGGTAATCAGCAAGCTTCCAATACATCTTATAAGTACCAACTTCAGTACTGAGGTAAGGAGGGTCAACCAAAAATACAACATTTGGAGTATCCTTATACTGATTAAAGACTTGTTTATAGTCTGCTGAAACAATTGTTAAACCATCCAAATAGCCATCACAAAGCGGATAATCAGTAGAGCGAATATTGTTATACAACGTCTCCTTGTTCATGTCGTCAATATTCAGACAATACTTCATCGAAAATAAGAGAGAAGACGATATCGTGATGAAGTCCAAATAACCATAACGATCTTGATGTTTAATTAAGCACTCAAAAATCTGTTTGCGTGCTTCTCCAATGATAGGCTTATGCTTAGGCAGCTCACGAACTATCTTTCTAAGCTCAGAGAGTAATTCATTAGTCTGTGACACGTGCTCCAGACGTAGCCTATATCCATCAAAATCATTATAAACGACTTTAGAATGTGGTTTCTCGGACTTTGTAATATGCGACAACAAGCCACTGCCTCCGAATAAATCAACAAATGTTGTTCCGTCTGGAAACTGTTCTAATACCTTCTTAAACTCTTTTGCGAACATCCGCTTCTGACCAACGAAGGGAAGCGGTGCAGAATAATACATTTTCTTTGTCATGATGCAAAGGTCGTAAGTTTTCCTTTCATAAACATAAGCGTATATACTGATTACACTGCAAACAAATTGCAGTCTGTTTGAAATCGCTTAATAAGAGCATAAACTTTACGCTCGCTAATAGCATATTTCACAGCAAGTACCGCTACTATGTAAGACACTTTCTCACGCTTTGACAACATCCGTCTATATTCTGTATATAAATCTATATAGTTTGTGTCATCCAATCTAACTCCAGCAATATGGAGGTTTCTTAATAGCTCCCTGTTAATTTTTACAATCTCAATTATCTTCATATCTAATAAATTTCGTAAATTTGCAACGCCAATCATTTATAACAACAATAATAAAACCCATAAGGTGCGGTAGAGGGTATTTGCCCCCGGTCAGCATCTTATGGGTGTGTTGTTAAAATGATTGGCGTCGTATTTAACAGGCTGGGGGCTTTTAAGCCCTCCTTAAAAAGTTATATTAAAAGATAGAATTAATCTGTCGTGCAACTATCTTTCCAAGTATCACACGTGCTTCATCGTTGAATGGATGACAGATATCTCCAGTAGTAGCTGACGTTGCATCACCCTTCATAGTCATGATGCTATATGTCGATTGAGGAGTGTCAAATGTGATTTGTTTTCCGTTGATAGTTGCAGCCTTAACGCAAGCTACATTGGAGAAACCGCACAATTCTGCCCACTTAACACACGGAATATTCCATTTTTTCGCCACAGCTTCTTGTGCTGAAATTATCTGCTTATCAACATCTCGAATATTCACCCAATGCGATACGAAGACGCATCTTGCATTTGGCTTTGCCTCGAACAACTTCGACAACACATAATTCATACCAGTGGTATAGCTATTACGATTGTCTTCAGAAATAGGAGAATTCATCTGGTCCGCTCCAAGATTAGTTCCGTCATTCACTCCATATTCGAAGATAAAGAGGTCAGCATCAAGATTACCAAGTAGCGCAGTGTCGTAATGTGGACGCTTTGGCAACTTTCCACTTTCCGTGTGTTCAGCCTCTGTCGCAGAGAAACCATCGCCACCATTATGTCGCATATAATGTCCAGAAGAGCCGTAATTAACAACTTCACAACCCAACTCATCCTTCATTACGTCAACCCACGAGCGTGGGTCTAAGGCTTTTCCCGACATAAATAGACCAACTTTATACACTGAACTATCAGAGATAGAATCACCCACTACAACGATCTTCTTTCCTTCCCATGGAGACTTCTTTAATCGATTTATATCTACGTGCGATTTAACTATAGTAGAAACTTGTATCTTTGCCATACTCAAGGATACAAGTTTGGAATCTTTACTTAAGATAGACCCGACAGTTCCGAATATATTGTATGTAGAGCCTCTTAAGTCATACGGATAACTAATCACTGGGTCATAAAACATGAGACCCTGCTTTGAAGATAGGGATAAAAAAACATCTATCTTCTCTTGATTAGCAGGTACATTGCGTTCGCTGACATCTAAGACCTTTTGCTTCTCGTAATCGAAAATAGCTAATTTAACTTTTCTGTCAGAAGTATGTGACTTGTGAAAATTCACACCAACAACAAAGACAACCCCTTCTGATAGGTTTCTATATATTTCAAACGCAAAACCATTGTTGTAAGCGGTATCTTGTGAAGATGCCACAAATTTATCTTCTGTCAATACAGAGAAACTGCTGTCCAGTTCCTTTAATACAGAAATTTCTTTTGAGACTTCTTGACGAAATGATGTTATTGTTTTGGTAACATTACCAACTTCGTCATTTATTTTTTTTAGCTCTAATCCCCCCTGTGGTGGTGCACTGACCTTTCCCATCAGCAGCCATCCAGGCTTCTGATAAGCATAAATATTTCCATTCTCAGAACTATCAGCGTGTGCATCGTCATAAATACTTACTAACTGGCCATATCGGAGAGTCTTGCCATTAGTTCCGACTGGGTCTGTGTCAGCCTCCATAGCTGACTTAGACTGATAAACCTTTTTAATACCAAGTCCATCAGCCGACTGCTCCAATGAGGCTATGTATGCTAATGTGTCTTCATGCAGCTTACCAACCTCTTCTGGCGTAATGCTGTCTACTTGACTTTTCTCTTTGAGTTCCTTTGCTCGCTTGAGCAGATTATATATTGTATCCATAGTTATTTTTTATGTCGGTATGAAGAAATATGTTTCAATTGTACAATTCATAGGAGCAGGAAGGCTGGAATCTCCCAGAGTGCCTACAATTTTTCCTTCTCCATCTGCTTGCATGATACAAACTATCTGACGCTGACCATCTTTGTTTTTTACTCCAACTAAAAAAGATTCTGAGAATATAGGGGGAACGGGAACACGTGTTGTTGGGTACTTAAACACAACCCCTGGTCCATCGGTCCATTCTGTATTATCACTTTCAAGCGAAATCTTCTTAATTAAAAAACCTGGTCCTCTTTTTTTTCGAATTGTACCATGATAACCATTCACAGGATGTGAGAAGGCATCGTCCTCTTCTTTCCATTCTTGCGACTCAACTTTCATCTTCGGACCTATAAGGTCAAAAAGAGTTTTCAACTCGAAGACATTAAAGGCTCCTTCTGTTTTCTCAAATGACAGAAAAGCCTCTGCTGTCTCCCTACATGCATGTTCTTGTCCATCCTCAAATGTACGTACATCAGAATTAGATTTTCTAACACCTACATACAAAGGGTCATTCCAACTGTGTGCAACAAGAGTTGTTTCCTTTATTTCATGGATAACTCCGTCAAGCACCAACCAATTTTTCTTAGTTTGGAAGGTAGTCGTCGCAGCACTTTGATCAATCTTCTTTAATTCTCCTTGAAACCGGTCAAGTAAAAAGACAGAGGTGTTTGCACCAAGAGCCTGAAGGAGTGCAGACATCTGATTAGCTGGGTTCTCCTGTAATGTCTTGATATCATCGATGTAGAGGGGCTGTCCGCCCTCGCTAAAGAGTATCTTATTCATATTCGTATATTTCTATGCGGAAAGAGCGTCCCGCAGGTTTATAATGATTCAATAGGTTTAATATAGTTGTCAAATGCTGTCCGCCATACTTATCTTCTGCAGCAGATGTAGAGGTGCATAGAAAAGACGGCACATAGACAATAAAAGAGGCCTCTTTAGGTACATCGTCATAGGCTCTGATGTACAAGGGAGAACTACCACTCACATAGACAGGAGCAAGATCTTCACTCTTGAAATGTAAAACTGTCTGAACTTTCTGCCCTGCAGATACTATGTATATTTGACGTTTTGTAAGGAAGAAGGCATCATTCAGAACCTTTTCTATGTATTGTACACCTGCAGTAATGGTGAGTCGATTCAAGACATCGGTGCGATAACTATAGAATCGATTATACAAGTCTCTTATTCCTCTCAGCATTGCTTTGAGCAAAGCCACAATCACCTTGCTTCTCAATATAGGAGGTAGCAATTGAAAACCAAGTTTTATAACATCCAATTTATACCACATAGACTAATGCATTTCTTAAGTTAACAGGGGAAAAACTTCCGCTAACAGCGGTATAATTATTACCGTTGATATCATTATATGTCATTCCATCTGTACTATACTTACATGCGTGGAGCTCCACATCCAACACACCTTCCACATTCTGTATAGCATCAACTAATTTAGTCTTATTGAATGTGCCACCATAGATTATATTTCTGAGATAAGCGTTTACAGCATTCTCAACAACAAAACTACCGTCTTCGATTCTTGTTCCTGTCCTGTCAATTACCAATGGGTCGATACGTATCGTTGCAGTGATACTGATACTATCTGCAGGTAAAGAACGAACCGAAAGAATGACACCTGCTATTTTAACGCGGTTCAAATACTGTTTGAATGCTGTTAAAACATCTTCTGAAAGAATGGTCGGCTGTCCTCCTGCTTCAGCAGAAGCAAGAATCTCTACGGAAGTTCCTCTATCGCGTACAGCAACATACTTGACGACTCGCTTCTTCTTAGATACCTGTTCATAGCCATATTGCTGTGTCGCCTCATTAAAGATTAAAGCATCACCATACTGGAACTCTTTTGCAATCTTATAGTACCAAGGTACACTTGCTACAACAGCACGACTGATCTTATCGTCTACATCTGCCTTGAACTGGTCGAACAGAACCTCCAGTACATGGCTACAGGCAGCCACGATGTAAAACATAATATTCTCGATACTAACCACAGAGAAACTATCATCAAAGGTATCGTTCTCCGATAGTCCGTATCGTTCTCTTACTGTACCATCCGCCATAAAGGCATTTGTCATTGTTTGTTTTATCTCTGCTATACTACGAGCCATATTTTGTTTACTTTAATTGAACTGTGGCGAGAACTCACCACTGAATACCCTTAACTTGACATCCGTCATACCTCTCTCTGTTGCTGGAGATACATCATTAGCCTTGCAATACTGTTGTATTAATCGGTTGTAACTTACGTCAGGAAGTTGCAATCTGCTTCCAGCCTCTAACGTATCAGTCATACCAATAGCATTAGCAGCAGCCAAAACAGGCAATGCTTCCAGCGAGCCATACTCCTGTATGGCTATATCAGCCAAGGTCTGACCATCTTTTACTTGAACTTCCATCTTATTACGAAATAAAGAGCTAACATCATAAGAATACCGAATGTAACAAAACCAGTTTCCATTGCTCGCTTTTGAATCCAGCTCAATTCTTTTTCCTTGTAAACTATCTTTGGCTTCTCCTTATATTGCTTATGATCCTTATCGTGTATGGTTATATGGGTTGTGTCATGCACCGTTGTAAGACCTTTTATCTCCGCACCTGGAAGACTTTCTAATATATGCGTCAAAACACCGTTATGTATTCTTGCCGTTGAGCGATACAAGGCATTCTGCAAAACAGAAACAGAGTCTTTCGTTGCACGCTCCTGGTGATACTCTGGTAATGCAAGTGACACTGGCGCAAGACGTTCCGTAACCTTTATAGTATCGTGGCTAACGACGTGCAGGGTATCGGTGCTTACACTCTCTACAGGTACATAGACCTTATGAGAGCAAGCTGAGAAAAGAAAGGCAGTAAGGATAACTGCTAATAATACTTTAAATATTTTCATATTGTTGTTGTTAGATGTTTGCGTACTCAGTCTTTGCATCGAAACAAGGGCAAGCCTTGATATACTCGTTTGAGGTGATTCTTCCATCGTGGTTCAAGTCAGGAGAAAAATCACGATGTCCCTGAATAACCGCTGTAGGGTACTTCTTATGTAGCATCTTCAAGAGCGAGCGAAGACTTGCTTTCTGTGCGTCTGTACGGTTATCAGTGGGTTTGCCATTGGTATCAATGCCACCAATATAAGCAACATTGATAGAAACAGCATTGAAGCCCTTTACACCATTACTTACTTTGTCTTCATCAAGTAGCTGGGTAATCTTGCCATCTGGACTAACCACATAGTGATAGCCTGGATTTGTCCATCCTTTCCGAAGGAACTCTTGTCGTAGGCTCTCAATAGTCTGTGACTGATGACTTGCAGTGCAGTGTATTGCAATATATTTAATCGTTCTCATTCTTCCTCCTTTCCGTTCTTGGAGTTGACAACTCGGTCGATGTAATTTCTCACATCTCCCCATTTACTCTGAATGTAGATACCCACACCGAAGATTGAGCCGGCATAGACCAAAGTCTGCGACACATACCACAGCACGCTGTCTTTAACATCGCCCCCATTAAAGAAGAAACTCAGAAAAGCCATTGCCACACCACTTGCAAGCAGAAATATGGCTGAGCCGTATTGTATCCATTCCTTCGTGTTTCTTTGCATATTGCTTAAGTTTAATATTGTGCATCTATTTCGATGCTTTTAGTTGTTATTTTTATATTAGTCACAGTTTGTCTGTCCATCTCCAGCTGCTCTCTGATGAGCGTTCTCCAATAGATAGGATCATTGTCAAGCAGCATATCACTGATACCACAGCCAGTCATCGGTCGTTCTTTCAACTCTCCCTTATGTAAGTGAAGAATCAAAGCCTGATTCTGATGCAGCGTGTCACCGATAACCAGACCAGAGATAATCTTTCCGTCTGGTCCTCGATGCGGTTGTATAACCGCTTCATAGTCTATCAATGTAATACCTTTCATATCAATGTTTGATAGTTACGTCTTCATAATCAGTTTTCTTAAACTCCTGCGCCTTAGTCAGAGGTGGACCTGTTGGACCATGAGTACCCTGGTGTGTATGGCTATTGACAGCTTTAACCAGTTCATTAAGTTTCTTGGTTAAATCCTCAATATTAACCAGTCCTCCAAGCTTACCTCCATTTATCGTTATAGATTCAACATGATCCACAGCTAAGACGACAAGGCTTGAGTAGTCTCCTGACAGACTCCCAATGATGACTGCAGTACCAACTTTTGGAACTATCAGCATCTCACCATTATCATCTGTTTCAGATGCACGAAGGCGAACGTCTGGTACGAGAAGGCTTCCAATTTCCACGTCACAAGTACTACCGCTTACGCTCTTAACGATACCTTGTAGTACAGTCATCTCCTGTTGTGGTGCTACACCTCGCAACCTTTCTCTTAATTCCTTATATTGATCCATATCCTTAGCTTAATCTGAATCCAAGTTCTATTTTTCGTTTACCACCGTCTCTGCTGAAAGTTGTTGTTACTGCCCTTACAAAGTAGCAGCCATCCTTACGTGGATAATCCGCATCATAAAGCCACGCCATATCGCCAGGAACACATTCAGGTATGAGCCACGTCGTGATACTTCCGTCATAGCCGTCGAAACTACGACGTTTAACTTCAAGTTCGCCACGAAGTTTCATACTTGCAGCATCAGAAGTAGGACATTTTATTTCTACCTTCTCACCACCAGTAGCTCCGACCTCTACCTCTTTTACTGTTCCATCAGGAAGAAGAGCTTTAACCACTACACGAACCTTGCGATCAGCTGCTTGTCGATAGGTCAGATTAACCGCCTCCACATTCAGCGCAAAGTTATAAAAGCGGTTCACCCCGACAACCTCACCTGGGGGATGCACGTGTAAGACACCATTAGAAAGGTATATATCTGCACCACACTCTTCTTGTATCTTCTTGAGCACATCATATCCAGTAGCATTGTGAATGACAAACTTAGCATAGGTCCAGCTGTAAGAGCATTGAATAGAGTAGTTCTTCCCAATTCCCTGCACCACCTTCTTAAGAAGATCAGCAAGTGAAACTTTCTTCAGTACTTCGTTTTTGAGTTCCTTACGAAAGGTGTACAGATCATCCTCACAAGTCAGCTTAATATTGCCACCATCTGTACTGATTTGTTGCAGCCAGCCAGTGAACTCCTCCTTTAAGCCTTCTTCCTTATATCCAAAGCGAATAATAACCTTATCACCTCTGTGAAGTTTATCTTCAACATCCAAGGCTACATTATACTGCGCACCTGGTAATGTTATAGTTGCCGTATCAGCAAGTAGTTCGACACTTCGATGCACCTCAACACTGTCAAGCATTCCAATGTGCCAGCCTCCTATCTCTATGTCGTAAGCCATTGTGTACATAAGCCTATCGTTTTAAGTCCTGCTGATTTAAAAGAAGTTTATATATGTCATCACTATATGCCTTTAGCGAATAGTTCTGATTAGAAGAGCCACTTGTGAAAGGAATCTCATAGCTTTCAATGACAAGATGTGATATACCGAATATCTCCAGCAAAGGGTTCAGGGCTATTACTCGTCCAGCTTCACAAAACGAACGTAAACAGCTTACGTCTTTCTCAGGATATTTACCATCTTCACCTATAAGGATACCTTCAATACTAATAGTATAGTCATCCTGTGACCATCGCTCCTTGATGCTTCCTTTTACAGCACCTTTGTTAACGTGTCGCCGCACAATGATATTCTGACCTTGCAGACTAATCATTGGCTCAATCGGCAACAACCACTCCTTCGCACCACTTTCTTCAAGACGTAGACGAAGGGGAAGTTGCATAGGTATACCAAGTGCATTAGTGCGAACAGTATCTTCCAACTCCTCATCACTCATTGACTTGATTTCATTATATTCCTCTTCGTCCACCTCTCTAAGCTTATTCACATTGAACAGCCAATAAGGTGGAATCTTGTTGCCTGTGACTCTCAGAGCAACGTTTTCGAGTGCAAATCTTGCTACCTTGTTCATCTGTCTGTACTTGCTGCTATAGCTAACGCTCGGTTCATACTTTGCAGAATAGTTCGCTCAAGTTCCGCAGTGTCAGTCTTATCGTTCATATAAACATTGATATTATCGAAGAATTTTCCGATGTGCATAGTGATGGAAGTGTTGCGTGTACCACCTGTAGCGAGTTCTTCAGCAGACTTGCGACCACCTTTCTTTCCACCCTTTTTAC